CAACAATCGTTTTGTTCAAAAACGGTTGAAGCTACCATTCCATCTACTTCAGAAAAAGATTCTGTCTTGTTCTCTGAACTCGATCGTTCCAATCTCGCATCTGTCTCAAGCTCGGCCGTTTTAGGCGCTTATAGCTTAGAGAATCAGCTTGTATTTGGTGTAGATCACGATTCAAAGATTAAGGTTAACAGTAAATTTTCTGACTCATTGGTAGAAGAGATCTCCACGTCGTCTAGTTCGGACGATGTAGCCAATCTTTCCCTCTCCCTTGATGTTCTAGTTGACTATTGTACCCTTTATGGTTTTAGACCATATGGTTATAATCGAACTTCAACCTTATCACACTGGCAATTATGCTCAGTTTCGTGTGGTTGGATCTCTTTTATGAAGTATAAATTGTCGGCTTTCATGTCCTTCCAACTCCAGAATGAATTACCCGTTTGTCCTTTTGAACAAATTGATATTCCTTCTATGTTAGCAGGAGGTCGATTGGGACGCTTTATTAGATTAATGTTAACAACTGACAAGGCTTTAAGCTTTGCGGTTGGTATACTTTACCTAAAAAAGGGTCTTCCTCGACCGTCGAAAGTTGCTTGTGAACTAAGTAAACTTTCAACCAAGAAAGTTCTAACTACTAAACAACAGCTTCCTGTCTCTCACTTTCGAAATTCCTTTCGAAGTAAGTTACGTCGAACTGTTAGAAGTATCTTTCATCGTTCTATTACCGATGAGGATCTTCATCATCCTTATGCTCCTTCTGTTAAGGCTAACTATGTAGATAGTCGGTCGAAATTTGGAACATTTGGGACTCTTTTTGACCTTGGTCTTCTTGAGGATGTTGCCGTTGATGACATTGGACCTAGTTTAAACTATGTTCAGGCCGTAACGGCAGTGTATCGTGATTGTTTAGTTGTTGATAGAGCAGATGAGGAAATCGAGTCGAGTGCCTCGAGGCGTTTCGTAGTAAACCCCAAAATTCGTTCTGAGGTTAATCAGATATATATATCTGTTTACGAAAGGGCTCGCTCACTTGCAATGAACGAAGTTGCTGATGTCAAACTAGTTAGTTTGGCTGAAGCTTTAAAGGTAAGGACGATCTCTAAAGGACCGCCTTTGACTTACTTCGTCTTGAAGCCAGTACAGAAATTTCTCCATCGCATTATGAAACGATTTAATTGTTTTCATTTAATAGGTTCTCCTGTTAGTGAGGACTTTTTAAATCATACCTTTAAGGATACTCAGGGTCAGTTCCATTCTTTAGATTATAAGAGTGCTACAGACCTTTTGGATCCTGAAGTTTCTTCATGGTGTGTTGATGAAATTTGTGATGCTGTAGAAATGCCTGCCGATCTGCGTACCCTATTTCATAAGGCTCTTACGGGTCATATGATTGAAGGTGTTCCTCAGGTCTGGGGTCAACTGATGGGATCAGTTGTTAGTTTCATTGTGTTATGTCTGGTCAATTTGACCGTCTGTTGGTATGCCTACCAGGAGACTGTTAACAAGAAAGTTCGTTTAGTCGATCTTCCCATTATTATTAATGGTGATGATGGACTTGTTCGGGCACCCTCTGGATTTTTAAAGATCTGGAAGGATATTGCTTCTTGTGTTGGCCTTGTCCCTTCTGTGGGTAAGACTTATTCTTCTGACTATTATCTTAATATTAATTCAACCTCTTATCTTTATAAGAATGGTAGTTTTAATTTAATACCATATGTAAATATGGGTTTAGTCTTAGGATTAGGTCGTTCATCTGCAACTGGACTTCAAGACATTGCTCTTGAAACGCGTTTCGGTTCTACTGTTGGAGCAAGGCATCATGCACTGTTAAATTCTTGTCCATTCGACATGATTTTGGCGGTTCATGAGTTGTTCCTTCGACGTAATTCCGATCTCCTAAAAGCAGTTCATTTACCGTGGTACATCCCCGAACAGTTGGGTGGGGTGGGTTTAAAACCTTTGATTACAGAGATAATTCCGTGTGATGTGGATGAACCAATTATCAGGAGTTATAACTTAACTTCGACAGGACACAAGTGTGGTCCTAGTCGTAGCGATGTTATGATTGCCTTTAGTTTGGTTGACCATCGTCACAGAGAATTTCACTGTAGGTCTATACCTACTTCACAGCCTGTTCAGGCTCGTTCCATCTGGCAACAAGCGTTTTTTAATTCAAAACGTAGCAAGTCAGAAGTAGAAGATTCTGAGTCTAGCTTTCTAGACTTGGCTACTTACTACTTGACACCGTCTCGTGTTATGCGTGAGACTACCTTGGAGGAATCCTTGGCAGTTCTTCGGCACAACGAGAGATGTTGGACCTCTCTATCTTTGATTATGGGAGATTTATCCGAAGGGATAGATCTTTTTCTGTAGTTGATGAGAAAGGTGGTATACCTAAATTTCATTGGTTAATTCCGCATCGACGTAAGCGTCGTTTTGACTCTAGATCACTAGGTCGTGCAAATTTGAAACATG